AATATACTTTGATGAATTAGATAAAATTAGTGATACACCTAGAGGTGAAGAAATCGCCGGTATTTTAACTCATTTAACAGATACATCACAAAATAGCCAGTTTCATGATAAATATTTTTCAGAAGTTGATTTTGATTTGAGTAAATGCTTATTTATATTTAGCTATAATGATGAAACCAAGGTTAATCCTATTCTTCGTGATAGAATGTATCGAATTCAGACAAAAGGATATGATGCTAAAGAAAAGGTTATTATTTCTAGAAAATATCTATTACCTAAGATACGCGAACAGGTTAATTTTAAGGAAGATGATGTTATTATACCAGATGAAACTATTAAATATATAGCTAGTAATAAAATAATGACCAATGACGAATCTGGAGTTAGAAATCTGAAAAGATGTTTAGAAATTATCCACACTAAGCTTAATCTGTTTAGATTAATGAAGAAAGATACACCTATCTTTGATAAAGATATTAAATTAGATGTTACTTTTCCATTTACAGTAAATACCAAAGAAGCTGATATTTTAATTAAAAGTGACCAAGAACAAAACCAAAGTTTCTTAGCGATGTATATTTAAAACTTGTAAAATATAATAATAAAATTATATAAATTTTTTTTATTATTATAACATAATGGATTACGAAATCAAAAATGAAAATGAAAATGAAAATGAAAATGAAAATGTAACACCCGACATTATTTTAATGTCAAGAGCTAAACAGGAATTAGAGCGTATTATTAGCAATCCGATTGATAAAAATGAATATAAAGATATTTTAAATTCGATAAATAATTATTTATATAAAAATTGTAATCATACAATTATTACAGACCATATAGATATCGATTACGAAACTTCAAGAAATATACGATATTGTGTTCATTGTGAATTAACATTCGATTAATTATGGACCTATTTGTGAGTCTGGATATTTTCTATTTCCACCGCGCATTACTAACAATTTCTTTTGGGATTTATCTAAACATAGACTACCTTTTGAATTAAATAAGCCAACTCCGTTACATTCTTTATTACCTAATGTAAAGGCAAAATTATCTATAGTTTTAAAATCAGAATATGGACAACATTGAAGTCCATTAAATCCTTGAACTTTTTTACATGTTGTTTCTTTTACCTTATTACCTAATGAGTCCGCATAATTATTAGTAGCTTTAGATACTTTAAAATTTTCTGATATTTTTGTATAAATGTTAGTATTATACGGAATAATACTAATTGATTGACATAAACAATATACTAATATTAAATATATAAAAATCGCTATAAAAATATATAACCTATTCATATTTACTATATATAAGTTTCATATTTTTCTAATTACTAAAATCTTTTAATTAAAATCAACATAAAAAATTATATAGTTATATTATTAATAATGTCTGAATTAAACGATGCTGAACGATTACAATTAAAAAAAATGATTAGTGAATCAGAATGTAATGATAATACTGAAAATATCCGCAGATTAAAACACAGTGTATTAATGCGAGATGATGTCCGTAAATTAGATACATTGAAAAATACTCATACTGATATGAAAAATAATAGGTTTGATGAATTTAAGCATTTATGTAAAACAGAATGTAATTTTTTATATACGAATTATACTGATATTTTCATTAAATTAGTAAATGATGAATTAGACCTTGATATTATGACACAATTACTTACTGTATTAAAAATGATAGAAGATAATAAAATTGGGCAACATGAAGGTTCTGTAATGGTTGGAAAAATATTAAAAAAATTATATGTTGATAGTGCTATTAAACATACAGACAAACTAAATGAAACTCGTGATGCTGACAAAGTTGCTCCTAGTGATGGAAAAAAAATATCTTGGAGTGAATTTAAAAAAATGAAGTTGTAAAGAATATAAAAATAATTTTTATTCTTATATATAAGTCATGTCTGCGCGTTTTCATGAGTTTGTAAAAAATGAATCTGTATATAAATCATTTAATGTTGTTGATAATAATTTACCTAATTATGCTATTTTATATATATATACTGAGGATGAAGAATTACATAAAAAATATCAAGATTTGAGTAGTAGTCATAATCAGAAATTAGTTGATTCAAAATTTCCAGATTCTGGTGTTGATATTTATACACCTGATGATGTTATATTTAAAGAACATTTTCAAACTAAAATGATTAATATGAAGATTAAAACTAAAATGGTTTATTATGATACTACTAAACATACTATAACTGATACTGGATTTTATATGTATCCACGGTCAAGTTTATCTAAAACAGAATTAATGTTAGCTAATCATACAGGTATTATTGATTCTGGATATCGTGGGGATATAATGGGCGCGTTTAGATGGTTACCGTGTAATTCTGGTTTGGATAATTATACAGTATTAAAGGATACTAGACTTCTTCAGATATGTCATCCTACATTATGTCCTGTTTATATTGTAGTAACTAATGAATTAAAGGATATTGGCACTACAGAACGCGGCGAAGGTGGTTTTGGTTCTACCGGTAAATAAACATTATAAAATATGTATCATATTTTATAGTGTGCAAATATATGAACTATACACAAATATATAAAGGAAAACATTTTCGTAAAAAACGAATAAAGACTAATAGCAAAGTTATCGCTTTTGACTTAGATGAAACCTTAGGATGTTTTACTGATTTAGAAATATTATGGACATCTTTACAACATTTTACAAAAAAGTATGTTCCTACTAATTTTAATGATTTATTAGATTTATACCCAGAATTTTTACGTTATGGAATTATGCATATATTAGAGTTTTTATCTAATAAAAAAAGTAACGGTCAGTGTTATAATATATATATTTATACGAATAATCAATGTAATCAAGCATGGATTGATAATATTTCTAATTATTTTACATTTAAATTAAATTTAAAAGATAATTTATTTGATAAAATTATTAGAGCATTTAAAATAGGAAATAGAAGAATTGAACCTAATAGAACTAGTCATTCAAAAAATTATTCTGATTTTATAAAATGCACTTTATTATCTGAAAAAACTGAAATATGTTTTATTGATAATACCGAATTTAATGAAATGAAAAAAGAAAGAGTTTATTATATACAACCATATTCTTATAAACATCATTTATCTACACAAGAGATTATACAACGGTTTATTAATTCTAATATATCAACAAAATTAGTTGGAAATGATAAAAAAATGTTACATCAATCTATTGCTGATTATTTTATTAAACGAAATCATATTACTGCTGGAAACCCGAATATTTCTGATTTAGAAACAGATATTATAGTTTCACAAAAAATTATGTATCATTTAAAAGAATTCTTTTATTTAACTACAAAGCGTAAAAGAACTCAAAAAATAGCTATTCGCTTAGGAAAAAATACAAGAAAAAAATATATTAATTAACTATTAATGTTTTCATACGCCATTAATATTAATTGTTCTTCTGGTGTCATTTTTTGAAATGTATAACAATTATCAAATTTATATTGAATAAATCGTTTTTGGGTATTCATACATAATATTTGTGTTCCATCTTTTAAAAATTTTATATCTACAACTATACCTCCATTTGTTAATTTGTTATTATCTAAATTTAACCATCTAACCATTTTTCCTTTATGTAATTCAAATATTTCATCTACATATCTATATCCTATTAATTTATTACATAAAATTTCTATATTTTCGTTCTCTATGCCTATCTCTTTTAATTTATCATAAACTGTGTTTGTTACATCTGATAATGTTTTATTTTCAAGATAATCGTTACTTGGATTTTCTAGTGAATCTAGTAATTTATCAATATCTAATTTTGATAATAAACTTGGATCTTTAAGGGCATTATCAAATATTTCATTTATATCGGTATTATCCATTATATATAACAATATATAATGGAATATTCATATTATTTTACAATTTCATTTAAAACTACATCGTTTATTTCTCTTGTTATAGGTGAAAACATGTTAGACGCAATTTCTACAATACCTATATTTATTAATAAAAATATGGCACTACTAAAAATAATACGTGAGTCATAAGACTTTAATACATGTTGTTGAAAAGGATGAAATCTATATATCAAAAATAAACATACTAGTATCTGCATTATCATTCTAAATAAATATAAATATTCATGATTTAAATAAATAACACCAATAAACAATAAACTATAAATTAAATAAAATGTTGTTGTTAAAACATTATAATATTTTCCTATTATTTCAAATATATCATCAAGAGTAACCATGTATTTATATATAATATAACTATAATAAAAACTAGTTTATTAATATATTAATGAATACGTTAATTGCAAATAAATATATAATTTCAGAACTATTAGGTAGTGGGTGTTTTAGTTCTGTATATAAGGGAAAACATAATAAAACTGATGCAAATGTAGCTATTAAATTTGAAACTTTTGATACTGAAAATAGACTATTACAACATGAAGTAACTATATTAAAATATTTATATGAAAATGATGTTCGTAATATACCTGCTGTATATTGGTATGGAAAATATAATTCAAATACATGTCTTGTTATGTCATTATACGATTGTTCATTGTACAATTATATTTTAAATAAAAATATTATAACTGTTTCGAGCATACATTCTATTATATATCAATTAATAGTTATTTTTGAATCTATACATAAAAATTATATTATACATCGCGATATAAAACCACAGAATATTATGATTAAAAACGGTATTTTATATATTATTGATTTTGGATTTTCTGTTTTTTATATAGATAGCGATAGAACACATATTGAAGATATATGCACTCAGAATATTATAGGTAGTCCAAAATATGTTAGTTATAATATTCATTGTGGGTCTATTCCATCTAGACGGGATGATCTAATATCTATAGGTTATATATTTTATTTTATGTGTAATAAAGACTTACCTTGGGATAATATAATAATTGATACAACAGTTATAGAAGAATATGATGATACACATATATTAAATAGTAAAAATATAATGCGTCAAAAGTTAAAAGAAAAGGAATATATATTAAATAAAAGTAATACTATATCTACAAAACTGTATAATTATTTAAAGTATGTATATAATTTGGAATATAGTGAAACACCAAATTATACTTCTATAAATGAGTTATTTAACGGTAATTAGTCATTCCTTCACTGCATGATGATTCAATGGGTGTTACATTAAACTCGGAATCTTTTACATCATCACCTTCTGGGGTAGTAGATTCTTCAGCCGCAGGTTCTTCGGCTGCTGCGGGTTCTTCGGCTTCTGCGGCTTC